TGTAGAACGCCATCTGCCGGTGATAACCAAACTTGACGATTGACCGTTCAAACTCGCCCGCATCCATCGTGGTTTTCAGGTCCGCCATGATGCCCGGTTTAAGCCAGTCTGCTCGAGCTTTGCACCGAAGGCCTGTTTCTGGATCGTCCCAAACCAATGAGACTTCAGCCCTGCCATCCTGCAGCAACTGCTTTGCTTTTTCGTTTTCAGCTAAGGCGGTAGCCATTCCGACCATCGTGTTGTACTGGTCTTCTGTGACGATCTCTTTATCAAAATTCAGCTTGCGAAAGTTCTCTTCCATCTGCTTGACGAAATCCGTCGTTTTCGCGAAGGACCGCTCGCCGTTCTTTGTCTTGTTTTCCGGATGCTTGCCATAATCCGGCATGAAGACATATCGCTTTGCAATTGCCAACGGCTCCAACACTCCACTGTGAACCAATGAGCCCAACTGCATCGCGGGAGTTGCCTCATTGAAGCCGTGCTGATAATGTCGCGGCGATCGTTTCAGCAGACTCAGCTTCGAGTTGCTGACAGCCTCCCACGCAAAGTAATCCTCTGCAGGAACGTTTTCATACACACCCGGTTCCGGACACTTCACAACTCACCTCACTGTCTGCCTCTGGTTATTCCGCTTGACTCAAAATGTTCGGTTGCTGAGTGCCGCACAGCCTGCCGAACGCAGCCGGGAGTTAACGCGATTGGCCGAGGCCCACCTGCACCCGGAAAGGTGTTCTCATTGTTCTCTTCGCGGCCATCTTTCATTCTTTTCCCAATCCGGCCGCTTCATTCGTTCCTGCTCAGCCAACCCACCGGGCCCCCAAATTTCTTCGGGAGTCGGATCGTTGGCATTAGGCTTCGGTTCCGACCGCTGCTTCAATCTGTGTTTCTGCAACGTCCGTTTGCGTACCATCGATCAGTTCCTTTCTCACGATGTTGAAATCTCGCGGCGCTTTGATGCCGACCCTGACCGAGTTTGGCCCGATCCTGACAATCATGATTTCGATGTCTTCACCAATCACAATCACTTCTTCTTGACGTCGACTAAGTACAAGCATTTCGTTCCTCCCTGAAGAATCTCCACCAGCGAGCGGCCAACGGTGACCCTTACACCATCCAACCTCTTGGACGGCCGCTCGCTGGATTCAAAATCAACTGGTCGCGAATAGTTCGCACCGGAGATCAGCCGCCCCGCTTTGATCCATGCGGAACCAGTTGTGTATTCAACGTGTCGGGTTTTGCTTGTCGAAAACAACCTGCAAAAACACGACGATCCCAAGTGCTAATGTGATGCCCAGAGGAATCAACAGGTCGCGAATTTCTTCAGGTTGTGGATTCACTCCGCTCTCTCCTTTTTCTGCACTGTTCTGAGTAAGCTGCCCTTGCGATTGCTGCTGTTGCCAATCCTCGAAGTCGGGCCTTTTCACGTCGCAAACATCCGCACGATTTTGTGGTTCCTGATTCCAACCTGTGCAACCTGACTCGATGGTTGTTGCCACAGGTGCAACGACAGATCCAGACCTCATAACGTTTCCCAATCCGTGTCACGTCGTCTTCTGTTTGCCACATCGGAGTGAGTCTCGAATCGGGTGGAACTCGTGGAACAAAACTCATTGATCACCTCGCCCTAAACAATTGCCCGCCGTTCCGTTCCTCTTCCAACTTCTCACACAGATCCGTGTTCCGTTTGATCTCGTCCGCTCGTTTCCGATAGTTGTCGAGCTTTGCCGCGTATGCTTCCCGATCGTTAATCAGATGACTGCAGTATTCATCGCAACAAGCCTTTGCCAATTCCTTCGCGGTCATTGGTACACCGCGACGTTTCAGCACAGCCAGCACCAGAGCGTGTTGTGCAGTCACAACCTTTTCGATCTTCGCCGCGGCCTTGTGGCTCGTTACCGGATCACTCCTGCGAGCAATCGGAGCGACAGCAACCGGCTCGAATTCATCGAAAAAGGTTTTCTGTTTGAGTGCTGCCATGATCAATACTCACTGTTTCGATCCCAGTTCATCAGTGAATCGTCGTTCAAGTCGATTGGCTGCTTCGGATCACCGAGTGACAGGCTTTTCGGAACCACGACCACCGCTCCAGCTTCGACAAGCCGAACAGCCTTCCGGATCTTTTCCAGCGACTGCTGAGCAATGTCGATTGGCATTGGGCTGCCGACTTTTTTCCGCCACCGTGCCATCAGGCTTTGAATTTCTTTGCGGTCGCTGCTCATCAAAACTCCTCCTGAGTGACTAAATCGCTTTTCAAATATTCCTCAATGAGCATTTCACGCCGCTGGTTGTTGTGGGCGCGGCACTCAATCTGGCAGTTTTCCACTGTCATTCCGCCGCCCTTCGAACGTGGCACCAGATGGCCGCATTCCGCCTCTGAGCAGCACGGACCTTTGCCGCGATTGCTGAAAAAGCATCGCACGCCATGAGCGATTGCGACCTCGACTTTTGTTTTCGTGTTGGTGTTCTTTCGCACGCTCAGCCGCATTCGGTCGATGTCGTCCGGAGTAAATGGAAACACCGTTTCGTCGAAGTGCATGACCCACTCGGCATAGATCAGGCACGCCGCCTCTTTCCGTTCTCGATCAGTCACGAGATCACGCCCGCCAAGCTGAGCTTTCTGTATCGCAATGGCCAGCTTCAGTTCGTTGAAAGTCATGAAATCACCAGCCGTTTCTGAGCGAGATCAATGAACGCTTCGCTCTTGTCGATGCCGATGTATTTCCGGCCGTTTCGAACACTGGCAACGCCTGTAGTTCCGCTTCCGTTGAACGGATCAACAACCAAGTCGCCGGGCTCACTCGCACACAGCACAATCGGTTCCACGAGTGCCAACGGAAGTTGTGTCGGAAACGTCGGAATCCGTTCTTCGCATGAGCCTGTAAGTCGCGGAATCTGCCAAACGTCGTCCCAGATTTTCCCGCCTGCTGCCGCTCGCTTGTCGTTGTACTTCGCTTGACGATCAGACGGCCGCGACACAGGTTCGGCATTCCAAACCATCGCCCGCTTGTGCATCGTTGCATAGAAGATGTGGCGACTTGTTCGATTAAACTTCCCAGAGCAGTTGACGCCGAACGTTTCGTACCATTTGATCCAGTTCCGAATGTTAAACCCAAGATCCTTCAAGATCAGACAGGACTCTGCAGCAACCTCATCGCAGGTCATTAACCAGAGACTGCCATCATCGGTCAGGCATTCCTTGCACAGTGCAATCCAGTCTTTGCACCAGCCAATAAACTTGTCATGAGGAATTGAATCTGCCTCAGCGCCGTCGCCGTAATCGACGCCAATGTTGTACGGTGGATCTGTAAAAATGAGACGGGCAGGCCCGTGATTGTCGCGAACCGACTCCAGACCTGTCATCACGTCATCATTGATTAGAGTCCACAAAGGCTGATCGTTACTGAGTTCCGCGACCGCGTCAGCCTTCTGCTTGATCTCTGCGGCCTTTTCAGTTCGCTTGATTTCTGCCGTTGCCTGTGGAATCGTGAGCTTGCCCTGTTCAATCTTTTCGGCAAGGTCAGGGCGCGTGGCGACGATCTTTTCTGCTGGCTTGATGTACTTGCGATTCGTACCAGCCGCTTCCGCTCGCTTTGCCTCTGTACGAGTTGTATCGTCTCGTTTGCTTGGGGAATTATTTCCCCTAGCAGATTGTTTCTGATGTTGATTTTTCGGTTGTGCCTTAGCGGTTTCAGCGATTGCCTTCTGATACTCTTCGTCGAGTTGAGCCCGCTTTGCGTCCGCAATAGCCGCCTGGCTTGATGTGAGATGCCTGCGAGTCCGATTCTTTGACCAGACAAAAGCGAGGGCATCGGCAGCTGTTCCGTTGAACTCGATTGTCTTTGGCTTTACCTGAGCAATCGCACAAGCAGCACTGCGGTTTCGACCGTCCAAAACCTTTCCGTCAAACATGACGACAGGTTCCCGGAGTCCGTGCTTTGCGATATCGTCTGCAAGGGCCTGCAGATCTTCATCTGGCATCATCGGAAAAATGCAGGCCGCTGGATGCCAAGACAGGCTGGCAGTATCGCCGCGCGTACCCATGCCGCAAACCTCCATGAGTAGACTCCGTCCGTCTACTCCGTTGCGTCACCAACCATCAAGCATCTCTTGAAAGTTCGACCGGGGATCGGTCTGCGGTGACAAGATCAAAATAAAACCCCGCTGAGCTTTCTACGACTCAACGGGGCAAACTCTATTTGTTGTATCCAACAAATGCAATACTAGGCGGCTGAAATTTTATTCCTTTTTTTCAGCTTGATGGAAAGCGTTCCACCGAACGCGTTTGCGATTTTTTCCGCACGCTCAATCGTGACTCTTTCTTTTCCGTTCAGAATGCGAGACAGATTGCCCGGATCCAGTCCGACAGACTGCGCGGCGGCACAAACGGTCATACCGCTGGCTTCGATCAGCTTTTTCAATTGGTCACAGAAGTCATTCATGGCGACTGATTCTGACATTATCTTTGCCCCGCGTCAATTTGTTTGATACAACAAACCTGATGCAGCCGTTAGAAACCCCGGATCTTGTCGTTTCAGGGCCTTGCACCTCACGGCTGCAAGCGACTGCATCAGTTTTTTCACACCTTCACACCCAACAAGGCCCAATCCATGAACCTACTTAGCCGCCTGTTTGCTCGCCTGTTCCGTCGCCAGCCTGATCCTGTAGTTGATGCGACGAGTGCCCAGACTCAGCGTTTGATTGCAGAGTGGCGAAGACGCAGCGAAGAAGTTCAGCATGCTCACCGACTAAATGCTCCCTGCCGACCGTCTGCGGAGTGACGTTCATCATCACCAGTTGGCCGTGGGCTATTACCTTCAACAGTTCAATCACCGTGTTTTGAAACTCAGTCATTTTTGTTTCCCAGGGGAATCACCATGAACCGCCGCGAACTCCTTGCCTCATCACTTGCCGCAGCACTTTCTGCATTCACTCCACGCCTGTCAGCGATGGCCGATGCCGGAACTTTGCAGCCGTCCGTTTCGCACTCACCAAACTCAATGACCGTCAATCTCGATTGCGACCCAAAACCGCTCATCGTTGCGTTAGACGAAGCATCCGCATTGCTGGAATCAGGTCGCCTTCCCGAGTCGCTTTGCAGCGAGTTTCAGGCTTTGGCTAATAACCCTGACCAAATCGTCCGAATCGACAACAACCCGCTGTCCGCAGGTGCATACAAAGTGATCGTGCGTCTTTATCCATCGCAGAGATTTGTTGAGCTTCTTTGCGCAGCCAGGGCATTCGAGCGATAGTGTTTGGTCATCTAGTTTTTTCATATTCCCCCCCACCTGGATTCCCTGAGCTTTTTCCTTGCCCTCTACGCTACCCGCTGTGCAGTATAGCCGTCCCGAAGATAGGCATTCCGGCAGCAATAACACAGCAGATGTGCGTAGGGGCGGACCCTGTTCAGGTGGGGAAACACAGCAGAAAAACGCGCGTGCAACGGGTGAACGTTTTCATATTGTTTCACCACGATGGAGCTGATACGAATGGAGTCGAGCAATCAGAAAGGCTCGACAAATGGCACAGTTGATTGACTTGGCCGTGCGGCATGTCCGCGAAAACAATCTCAAGGGACGAACGCCGATCTACTCGGCCGCGAGGTTCGTCCGGTTGGTAGGTGATGTGGCTCCGGAATCAATCACGACGGACCATCTCAACCAATACCGTCAGGCCTGTGCAGGCCTCTCGCCAAAGACCATCGAAAGCAGTATCGGAAACATTCTTACCATCGTGTCAGAAATGACCGGCCGCAAGATTCCGGCAGGGAAACGGCTGAAACTGAAAAAGCCCGTGCCGCGTCCGGTTCCTGATGATGCCGTCAACGCGGTCTATGAGCTGGCTCCGCAATGGCTGAAAGGCTGGATCGCACTAACAGTCTGGACCGGTCTTCGAGTCGGTGACGGAGTGGAGCTAATGTGGGAGATTGCCGGAACAGATCCCGGCTCAGTGCTGCGGACAAACGCGGGCAAAACTGGAAAGCAGCACGTTTTCCCCATGCCCGACTGGCTTCGTCAGATCGTCGCTGATTCGCCGTTCCCTCGTGAATACTGCCTTGAAAACACAAAGAAATATGTGCGAGCACAAATCTACTTGTGCTGCGAATCGGCAGGCATCCGCAAATGGGGGCCAAAGAACCTACGGCAAAGAGCAATCACGGAATGGAGCAAAGCCAACGCGACTGCTGGAGCCATTCTGCACGGGTGCGGCCTAGGCGTCATGCACCACTATTTAGACCCGCTATCAGTGCTCGAATCGGCCATGCACCGCGTCCGCGTTCCATCCTGCTTCGGGGCTGTCGTGTCTTCCGAGGATTCGCTGCTGTCGGCTTATCGTCGGCTCGATCCGGCGGCACAGGGGCTGGTGAGTATGACGGCGGAGAGGTTGGCGGCTGGTTGATTTACAGCAAAACTGGGAGCCGGTCAAAACACCGGCATTTTTTTAATGCACCACTCAAAAACATTGGCGTTTTTGTTTTAGGGCAAACAATTGAGCGCCGGTCTCAGCAAACACAAAACGCAGCGAGCTATCCCCGATCGAGGATAGCCCTTCCCAGACTGCGTTGGTCCGGTTCATGACGCCGGGGCCGTAACTATGACTTCAGCCGTTTCTCCTGCTCCCGAATCTCCTGAGCTTTCCTGATATTCTCAACCGCCTCCTGCCGCAATTCCCGCTCGAACTGTTCCTGCTGGCTTTCGGCAAATCCTGTCCCAAGCAACCTTGCGGCACAGACCAAAAGAACACAAACCACGGCACACAAGAAGAGAATTGCAATAGCTTTCATAGTTCGTTGTCCACGATGTTGCCGTAAGCGTAGACGAAATCGCCTTCAAGCCACGCATAAAGAGGCTGGCTGATCGTCTGAGCGCCTTTCGTGCCCCATGCTCTGGACCAGATCTCGTCAGCGGTTGCGATGTCGTAACCAGCGATGCCAGGCGTAGCGAATGGAGTTGCCGTTTGAATCTCGATCGACACGTCACCTGGCCGCGTTGAAAAGTACGCTGCTGGTATGTATCCACTGCCTGACGTGAATCCATTCGTGGTCAAAAATTGGAACCACAAGCCCCGTTCAATCGCAGCAACTGGATTGTTCTCAACTTCGATGTCTGAAAAAATCACCTGAACGTTGCTGCCAAAGCCCGGCGGGTCTGAATTCTCGCCGAGCAACGAAAGCAATTCGGTGATTATCTCGGATGTCGTTGCATACCAGTCAATCCAGCCTGTTGTGGCATTATTGGCAAATCGAAAACGGAATTGCTGTGGCTCTGCTGATCTAACTGTCGGTTCCGGCCAGAATCGAATAGTGAAAGTGTGATCAACTTCCGTTTCAGGTACATAGCCAAATCGAGTCACCGCACCGTAGCTAATGCCGAAAACACTGCTGCCATCTGCCCCGAATGCTGTCGCGCCGAGCCGAAGCAAATCGCCGTTGACATAGGTATCAGAACCGTCCGTGTTTGTTCGAAAGACGTTGTTTGGCCGGTCTGGATCTGTGTATCGGCCATCGTACCCCCACGTTAGATAACTGCCGGGGGTTCCATCGTACATCGCCGTTGATGACTTATTGTTTGGGGCTGTGATAGACGAGTATTTCGTTTCAAGCTCAACGGTCGTCGTGTCTGAAACAGCGATTCTCGCCGCGTTGCGATATCGTGCCCCATCAAACAGCTTTGCATTGATTGGGCAAATGACGTAACCGCTTTCGCAGGGAATTATCAAAGGCATCGCCATTTCCGCGTTGCAGTAAGTCTGCCAGCCAAATGACCACGCACCGCCTGATATGGTCCACTTCTCGACTACGTTGGCCTTGATGCTGTCGCCTGTGCCTCTGAGTTGCGGCGTTAGCACGACACTATCAGACGGCCCGGAACCGATTGAGCGAATCCCCAACACGTTGAGGCCGCTCACCGTTGGATTGCTGCCGGTCTCGGAGAACATTCGCAGCGTTGGCCGATCTGCCGAATAGCCGAACTCATAGCCGACCGCTGATGTCATCGCCCCTGTGCCGGTATCATACGCCGCCGCACATGATCCCGCCCGGCGGCTGTCCTCGACCGGATCCGCGTTGTCATCGACTGTAACGCGAAGATGCCGAATCGCGTAGGCATACGTCACATGCAGATTTCCAGCCGTCTCCGTGATAACTGTTGAATCCCAAAACCCATCGGTGCCTTGAGCAGCTTTGAAAACTTCCATTGCCGCTTCAAGTGCGGTGATGAATGTGGCCGTGTTGTCGGTCGCAGATGTGTAGGTAAACGTTGCACCGCCACCGTCAAATGTAAATGACCAGTCCGAACCAATAGACACCGCACTTACCGACAGAATCACCTGAGCGGTCGTGAAGGGAAAGATTGAAAACGTTTCGGTATACGTGTTCGTTGGCGTGACACCGCTTGCCGTGTAAGTGTCCGTTGCAGAAATGCTGGCGATATCCCCGCCGCTGACACTCCATTCCACGTCAATCGAGATTGGCAGCAGTGGCCACGGTCCGCCCGTTGCTGTTGCTGCAACACAATCGCTGGTCGCCTCGAACAGTGTTTCCACGGCTGCCGCTGTGGAATTGTACGGAATCGTGATTGTTTCGTTCGACGTGCGAGTCTTCAGATAGACGTTGCCGTTTTGCTGCCCATGCGCGTGAAGGATGTACTCTTTGTTGACCGTGTTCGTGTTGTAGTCGACAAACTCAATGAATGGCAGCCGTTCGCCAACGATGACGTAATCCCCACCGGACAGGGCTGCAGCGTTGTCAATCGTCAGCCCTGTCATGAGACCGACGAATGACGTTCCAATCACATCGCAGAAGAATCCTGCCATTGTCGCCGACTCGACAACCGTTCCGTCAGTGCTGTCGAGCTTTGTGATTGTCAACGCTTCTGCGGAGTTTGGTGCGAGCGTTCCCGAGTTGCGATTGCCGCAAGCGTTGTAGGCTGGATAGGCTCCGGCAGCGATTGCGTATTTGTTAAGAGTTGCTGAAAGATTTGGAACCACACCGGAGATTGCATCAAGGCCGTAATGATGTCGCCAGTGTGCTCCCGGCCCGTATTCCCATACAGTTGTGCCGTCCGTCTTGTCGATGCCCTTGATAGTCACCGCTTTGACCTGTGAACAACAACTGCAGGCGAGTTGCATTTTCATGCTTAGGCTCTCGCATTCATGGCGTGACAATCGCCAAAAAAGTGCCAGTGGTTATCTATCCACCGGGCATACCCAAACGTGTCCACGACGTGATTCGCGTTTTCTGAATGATTCCATACAGTAATCTGCTTGGCCGTTTCCGTGTATTCTTCGTCGGTCGTGCTCCATTCGCAGACAGTCGCCGTACAGCTTGTCGGGCCTGTCAATGCGTGTGATGCTGCGGGAAGGTCATCATCAAGAATTACAACAAACTGGCCAACTAATGGACGCTGTGCAATTTCTGTGAACGGCTGCTGCCTTGTACCAATCACATGCAGCAGCGATTCTGCATCCTCGCGAGCAAAACCATATGTCCGCTCATCTGGCATCTCAAATCCTCAGAAAATCTGCGAACGCCATTTCTTCGTACTGGTCAAATTCCAACACGGCAGGCTTTGTACCAACAGCCACCTTCGCACCAAGTCCATCGAGTCCGCCCAGAATCACGTTGCCATTGTCATCTAAATAAGGCTTGTGCTTACCGTCGCTCAAATACACGGTTCCAACATCGAGCCTCTTGTGCTTCCACGTCTTTGAATTGTACCGCAACGCATACCGCGTCAACCGTCGTCGATTGCCGTAATAGAATCCGATGACCGATGACATCACCGTGCATAGCAGCGTGTGAACGTCTTTGCCTTTGAAAATTGCAGAATTGACGACCTCGTTCCTCTCGAGCACCTGCTCGTCATCGACGCTGGCCGATTCAAACTGGTAGAACTCCCAAATCGGAATGAACCGAGAACGAACGATACCCGTTTCAAACGGTTGCCCGGCACTGTTTGCGATTGCATCGCCATCAACGTCTTCCGTTAATATTTCTTGCAGCCGCTCGAACTTCGTTTCGTAAATTGGAATCCACGCAGTCGGATCTCCAGACACTGCCTGAGTGCCTTGTCGCTCCTCAACTTCGCTGCTAAATGTGGCCGTCACATCCCACAGCGTGCGTTGATCTTCCCGCCGAACCGCATCCACCGCGCGGCAAACAGCAACACCTCCGGATGACAATGTGATGCCGACCTGCGGCAGCCCCGCCGTTGACAGAACCGTCAATCTGTCCTCGGCTGCCGATGATGTGCGTACCAGATAGTGATACGTCTCATCCAGCACCGGAACGCCCCCAGACGAGCGAACCGATGATTTGCCTTGGCTTTGTTCGCCGAGCAGTGTCGCAGCCATTACGGCACCTGAATCCCTGTGGCCTGAATCGCCAAATCAAGCTGCGTTGTGGTCGATGCCGTGCCCAGTCGTGTCACGTAGTCGCCAGTTGACCTGTCAGCATTCGGCATTATTCCGCCCGCTGTGTCTGAAACTAGATACGTTTCTCCGACTGTCATGGTTGCACCGACAAGAATGATCGACCCACCGAACGCTACGACGCCATACCCGTCTGTAACGCCTGGAGTCATTGCGACACCAGATGCTGCGGCCAGTGCTGACGAGGCATTTGCGTCGGCGATGACGTATTTGCCAGAACTCAACACGACTGGCTGACCGACACCTACGGTGCCACCGTATTGCACCACACGCACTTGTGTGTTCGCTGTCGGCCTGACTGCTGTAATGCTGCTAAGATCTGCCATTATCGAATTCTCCTGAATCCATTTTCACGAGCCTCGCTGAGCAGGCTTTCCATGAGTGCAATCTGTCGATCAGTTTTTGCGTTAGTGGCTTGCTGCTCTTTAAACATTTTTTCAGCTTGCCACGCTATTTGTGTTTCTCCCGGTGTCGGCTGCTCTGGTACGGCCGCAACCCCGATCTGTCGATTAACCTGATCGGCTGCAAATTTTACGGCCTCTGCGGAACCAGCCTCGATGCCTACACCGGGGCCACGCGAAACGTCTTCGCGACGTTTGCGGTTTTTTTCCTCTTGTTGGGCAAAGTAATCTTCTGCGGCTTTTCGAGCAGACTTAAGATCTCGCTGGAATTGCTCTTCGGCCTGCTGTGCCGCTCGCTCTTGAGCCCTCCGTGCGTCTTCGATAGCCTTCAGCCGCGCTTTCTTTTCGTCTGCGATGCGTTTCTGCTGAGCCTTCCATGCATCTTCCATTGCTTTCTTTTGAACTTCCATTGCCTTCGCTCGCATGGCAGCTTGTTCTTCAGCCGCCTTGCGTTCGGCTATAGCGACATGATTGACGGCAGCCTGCCTTTGCTCGAACTCTGCGTTGACTGCAGCGGCTTTGTCCGCCTCTAGTTTGCGTTCCCGCTCTTCCAGCCGGTCTAAAAACGCATTTGTCTTTTCAAAGTTAAACTCGCCCTTTTTAATATTCTCAAAGTCTTGCGTCAGTGCGGTGACAAACGCCATGCCCTTTGCAAACAGGCCAAGCAGCGTGATCGCATCGTTCAGCAATGGCTTCAAATCTTCCGACGCATCGAGCAATTGCGTTATCAGCGGCCCTAAAGCTTCACCGGCCGCCGCCAACCTCTGTTCCATGTCACTCAGCGCGATATTGAGCTTTCCGCTGACTGTCTGTGCCAGTCGATCCGTCATGCCCTCAAACATGCCGCCCTCGGATGTCGCGTCTTGAAATGCTTGGCGAACTTCCTGTGCGGATATGCCGCCGTCTTCCATTCGCTTTTTCAGCTCAATCATCGTTTCGCCGGTGGTTTTGCTGATCTGCTGAAGCGGATTGAATCCAGCGTTGACCATTTGCAGCAAGTCTTGACCCATCAGCCGACCGGCTGCCGTCGTCTGGGAAAATGCCAGCGACAGCATTTTGAACCGCTCATTGTTGCCGCCCGTCACGTCGGACAGCATCTGCAGATTCTTCTGCACGTCCTGAGCCGCTACGCCAAAGCTCATCATTGTTTTTGTGGCTTCGGCCGCGTTGCTGAATGTCACGGGCGATTCGGCAGCAAACTTGCGAATCTGTTCAAACAGCAACTGGCCGTCTTTTGCACTGCCTGTCAATACTTCAAATGCGATGGTTGCGTCTTCAACCTGTGATGCCAGATTGATTGCCTTGGCTACGGTTTGCAGTGACAGATACGCCGCTGCTGCGCCTTTTAACGATCCTACGAGAGCCTCACTTGCCCCGGATGCACTGCTGTTTGCCTTGTTTGTCGCCGCCGTTGTTTTCGTAATTGCCGATGCCGTCTGCTTGTGCTTTTGTTCGAGATATTGCAATGCGTCAGCGTATTGCTTCGATTTCTTTCCGGCCTCAGAAAACGCACGATTGAGCAGGTCTACCTCATGTTTGTACTTTTCTGCGGGAGGCACTGACTGCCGCATGATCGTGGCAACTTTCGTCACCTCGGACTTTGCAAGGTTTGCCCCCTCGCTGAAGTTGGACACGTCCATTCCAAGACGGACATTAAGTGCGGTAATCGTTGTCATGAAAAACCAAATGCCCGCTTGAGAATGTCGGCTTGTGCCTTTGGATGACTAATGCCGCGTGACCTACGTCTTGTTCGCTTTTGCCACTTCATCGAATCTGATGGCATGAAATCAATCACACTCATCGGCTCCATTTTTACGCCTCGTGTCGCAGCCAGCATCGCGTTGCTTGCGTGTACTGTTGCCGCGACTGATGCCACCTGTTCCCAATGCGATCCAAACGGCTCGCACTGGTAATAGGCCCACCACAATTCCAGAGTTCGTTCTGAAATTGAATCGAGCCACGCCTCTGGATCGTCTATGCCGAGTTCTAAACAGACTCGACAGGCGAATCGGAGACGATGGTTTTTTCGGACTCCCCCAGCATTTCTGATGCCTCGCTGGTCTTGGCAAACTCTTGGCAGGCTTCGGAAAGTCGCTGGTAAAATACAAGGTCGATGCTGCCAAGTTCTTTGGTTTCGCTGTCCTTGAACAGCCTCACCCCGTCTTCGTCAATCCACATGCGAGCAACAAGCAGCAGAATCGCGTCATTCAGGTTAGTCGCAATCCACTTGCCGTCCTTGTCTACCAGTGACATTTGATACTGCGAGTGCTCCAACGGTGTCGGCCGCTGAATTCGCACGCTGTGTCCGCAGATTTGAATGTCCTTTGTTGCTCGCTTCGTGAGCTTACCTAAGGTCGCTCTCGTTAGTGTCATTCGTCATCATCCTCTTTTGGTTGCAGATCTGGATCCACTGGCATAACCACGCCGCCAATTTTCAATGCTGCGGTTTCATTAACTGCCTGAATCAGTTCCGCTTTGGTTGTTTCATCAAACGAAACGATGCATTGCAGCCACGCCTCTGGCTGTTTGGGCAAGTATCCGACCTGCACATCATCGCAAAACACGATCCACTGTTCGTGATCAACTGGCGTTCCGTTTGGAGCCTCTCCAATGTGGTCAATCAGTTTGATTTCCATTATGTCTCTCGCGTCTGTGATAGGGATTCGCCTGTCATTTTTAACGTGAATTCGCAATCCATCGTTTCGTTGTTCGCGAGCTGCGGAAACGCTACGCGACTAAAGAATGCTTTGCCTGTAATCGTTCCGCGCGTGACACCGCTAGTTGCTGTGCTTAGTTGCGGCAACGTCACCGTAACTGTCGCAACCGTGCCGTCAATTGGCGGTAGCCCCAGAGATGGACTAAACCGAACCACGCCGCTAATTTCATTCGGTACGGCGAGATCATGCGGGTCATTTCGCGAAAAACCAGTGTCTGCCAGCAGCGTGACATCACGCTCGCCAAGCGTCCATTCGCCCGGATTGATTGATACGACATTCCCGGCCCACGCTGTTGTGATACCGGTTGTCTGTGCTCCACCGAGCGTAAGCGTTGCTGTGTTTCCTGTTTTGAATCGTGTTCCAGTTGACATTTTACACGGTTTCCTGATAAGCCATCATGTAATCGAAAATTGTTAAGTAGCGATGTTCCTGAGAGCCATCCGTCGGCCGCTCCTCCAACGTTTGAATCCCCCCGGTTATCATCACTGACTCTATCCACACTCCGCCCATTGCTCCGGTGTAACCCTGTAAATCACTGTTTCTGACCGCTTCTGCAATCAGATTTGCTCCTGCCCGCGTTGAGGCAAACGATGTAAACTCAATTCGACTCCGGGCAATGCCTGCAAGTCCGTTGATCAAATGGTCGTGCGTTGTGCTGATTACTGCATAGGTCAACGCACCGCCAGTTTTGATCGTGTATCCCTGCGGCAGCACGTCGGGGAAAATGCGAGTCGACACGAGTGCAGAAACTCCCGCATTCGCCGCAAGATATCCCCTGACTGCACTGCCCAAATCCGCCATTACTTTTCCATCCGATTCGCTGCTGCTTCAATTCCCGACTTCAATGCCGATGTGACGGCTGCTGATGCTGCCGCCTTTGTTTCGTCTGCGGTTCTCTTTACAAACTGATTGACCTTGCGAATTGTTCCGGCGTCTCGCCCCCACAATACTTTGCGTTTGTGATCTTTCGAAAAAAGATTTCCGTGTCCGCCGCCATGACTGTAGGACGGACCAACTAATGCGTAACGCCCAACCAATGTTCCAAACTTTACCCTCGGCCTGACGACCGAACGAATAGTAGTTTTGAGCCTGTTGGCACCACTCCACCGTCGTTTGGTTTTATCTGATTGCTTATCGCGTGAGCCGTCGCTGTCTGGCGTATTTGCAATCATCGCTGCTTCTACAGGAACAGCCCCTGCCTGCATTGCGTTTTCGATAACAGTTGTCTGCACCACGTACGACAGGTGTTCCAACGCTTTCAAAACCTTATCGCCGTCAATTAGTTCCATTCCGACAGAAACGCCACTTTGCTGCCGGACTGGTCGTGTTCGAGGTCTTGCCATTACAGCACCACCGATTTGCAATAAAGTTCGCGATATCTGTCCATTCCCTGCACGGGTTTAACGTACACAATCCAGTATCGCTGCCCGTTGATGTCGATTGCCATTTTAGGCGTGTAGCCGCTTCGATATCTGACTGTGAATATGGCACTGATTCCGGCCTCCACTTGTCGCCCTCGTGCCCCTTCTCCGCCGGTCGTCGGCTCAAATTTGGCTGGTTCATCTGACAACCAAGTGCTGAGCGTAACGACCGGCTGCCCGGCGTCGTCCTGTGTGGTCGTTTCGACGCTGACGGTAATGCGATGCCGCATTGTTCCGAGTCGGAATTTTCGTTCAGGGCGAAACGTCATGGATAACTGGCCCTCATTTTCTTCGCCACGAGTGCTTCATAAGCCCGCCGTTCGCCCGATGCCGCAATCATATCCCGATCTTCAAATCGATTTGCCAAGCTCAGCTTGATCGCCATTCGATCGAGTTCCGGACACGCGCGGGAATCGCTGCCGTATCCTGCCGTGTATGTGATCTTGACGGCTTCGCTTCTTTCTTGCACATCTGGTTTAACGAACGTGTCAAGAAATCGAACCTCATCGCCGTCGAGGTAATAGTTTGACGACGCAACTGTCTGTGTCGTTCCTGTTGTGTCAACGTAGGTCACAGAAGAAATCGCGATTGCTGGCCGCACTGACAAAACAATCGTTGACAGAAACTTTGGCAGCCGATGTTCCAGCGTCCTCGTAATCAATGCAATTGACGTATCGCGTTCCCATTCTTCACGAGCGGCCGCAATCATCGACGCCAGTTCCGTGTCGTGGCTATCGTCGCTTGCCCCGATGCTGAGCTGTGCTTTGGCCTCTGCGATCGTCACTGGCTCGCTCGCTGGTGGCGTCACCACTCGAACCGTATGGCGGATTTCCTGATCCTTCTCCCGCGTCGCTCGGTCCGGGTAATAATCTTGCCACGTGGTTTCGTTGCAAAACATCAAAGACGCCTCCGCCAATCACTTCCAATTCAAACCGAGACCCGACGCGATAACCGCGCCAGTCCTGAATTAATTCGACCTGCATGAGTCAATCCATTCGTTCGGGTATGCGTGAACGGCTTCGTATGAAACAGGGTCGACCATGACGACCATTTCTTCCATGTGTCCGATTCGCGTTTGCGGATCGAGATAAACGGTGTTGCCTGCCGCTTCCCATTGCTTCCAAAACCAAATGTCATCATCGATGCGAAGGTCGCCCCATTCGCCGCTTTCGTCAGGCTTTGACCAAAACCACGGCTTCGGCACGTCTTTCAGTTTTCTCAAATCGATTGCCGTGAGCCCGAAGTGTGCTGTTGACACCTGCAACGGCTCGCCGCTGACTTCCGCTGTCGATTTCCCCTTGATGCTCGCCAGCATCGTTTTGTTGCCACGCCGGATCTGCATGGATGCCAGTGCGTCGATATGTGGATTCGCCTCCAACGTCTGTAACAGCCGCATGATGTCGCGATCTGTAAACAGTGAGTCACCGTCACAGATCACCGCAATATCAACGCCTTTTTCAACCGCGTGCTGCAACATTCGTTGCATACACTGTCCGTAAAACACGCCCTGCGAATTCTGCAGCGGGATTTTGGCCGCCACAAAAGCCGCATCTATGTAGTCACGGCAAAAACAATTAACGTATCGCGGCGATGTCATCATTCCGCACACTTTGATTGATGTGGTCACTCGTTTGCTCCGGGTGTTTATGGGTGATTAGCCAATAGCGACAAAGTCAGCCTGGCCGGTTGTGCCTGATGGCATGGTGTCCATTGTGAGTTCTGCAACTGCAGCAAGTGACACGACACTGTTAGTCGTGTGGGTTCCAGGTGTCGCAAACAAACGCACATAGCGTTTTCGCGTGCCGTCGTTGTTGATGTGAAACTTTGCGTCGCGGCCGGTGGCCGTTGACAGCGTCACAGACAACTGCATCGTACTGGTGCTGATGTCGGTAAAGTCGCTGGTGTTCGTCGTGTCAGATTCCTGAATCTTGACGACGACTGGAGCCGCGTTCGTGTTAGCTGCGACTGACGTGGTCAGAATGATCGTCGCGTAATCAGCGTTTTTCAGGTCAACAATTTCGCCCGCGACGGTCGCCGTTGCCGCAGCCGTCTGTGCCGACAGTGCAATGACTGCCTGTGTTCTCTGATTTGGTTTCATGTGATCACCTTATAAAAATGTGTGCGATTTGTTTCGAGAAGACCGGAACGCCAGCAAGCCAGCGTTCCGGCCGGGTCCACCCGGAGCGACGAGTGGGTCAACTATTAACCCATCTGAATCATCAGCAGCGGACCGGCAACGGAAGCCGTTCCGCGTTCATGGACGTTAATGTCGAATCGTTCCGTAACTCGCAACGCCAGAGCGTCCTGAGCGAAGTAAAGCGATTCGTCGGCCCGCAGAGTTACGCCGCGACGTGTGCCCATCGTTGCGGCCATTGCGAGATCACCAAAGTAAGCAATCTTTGTTCCGCTGGATGCGGTTGACGGAAGCGTCTGAATAAACCGCACCGGATAGCCGAGAAACTGAAGCACTGGTCCGTTGCCGAGATCCTGCACAGTGTTTCCACCAGCTGCCATTTGCAGGCGACCCATCGACGCATGATAGGCAGCCTTGTGAACGTACCACGCTGGCTGAATGCCTGGAAACTCTGGCAATTTGCCAACCGCTTCCTGAAACGTGCCGATGAGCAGGTTCGACAATGCAGTGACGCCAGTTGCCGTAACAACGGAACCCGCTGCCAATGCGTTCGCAACGCCCGTAATACCGCCGTAGGTGCTTGTGCCGTCGCCAAGAAACCCGCAGGAGTCTTCGCGAACTGCCAAGGCATAGGCAAACTCACGAGCGTAGTAATCAGCAACCGCAATGATGGAATCCTCATTGAGTTCGCTGGAATATTGCGTGAGAGCAGCCAGTTTTTTGGCTTCGAGTCGCACCTGATCCAGTGCCGTCGTTGACGCCGTGATCGTGTCATTCTGGCCCACGAAATACGTGGTGAATCCAGACACACGGCGAGGTACGAGCGACACGTCAGAGGTCATCGGCCAGTTCATGGCATAACGCCGGAACATGCCAAATTCTTCCTTGAGGTCAATCAGGGCATTTTCCAGCACTTCAGGAACGAGATAGCCGCCCTTGCTATTGTCGTCGCTGCTGTGCTGCATCGACACTCCGTGATCTTTCAGCCACATTTTCGACTTGTCATCGTTGCCGATGGCTGCCATCAAAAAGCGGCCTGTCAGATAAGCGTTGGCTTCAGCGTCCGGGCCTTTGAAGTGCTTGACAGTGCCGTGACGCTTGGCTGTCGCTGGCACCTTGACGCGAGGTGGTTCGGTAGTAGCCACTGCAATGCCGCCAGCCTGAGCACCAACATCAATCGCGCCAATCGAGCGAACTCGCGCGGCTGAGTTCTGCGACATGCGTGCCGCTCGCTTTTCGTCGGCATAAAGTTTCTGCAGAACGCCGGGCTTGTCGTCCGTGCCCTGAATACGGTCGATTTCTGCAGTTTCGTCTGCCGTCAAATCGCGGTTTTCGTCCTTTGCCAGAGCAACGATGGCGTCAACCTTGGCCAGTTCTTCGTCGATCTGCTCCCGAATTACTTTCAGATTCCAAATCATTTTCATGGTTCCTTGAGTCGTTGTTATGCCGACTTAGGCCATGAAAAAAGCGGCGCAAAAAGTCGGCGAAGTGATTCGCTTTGACTTTTCCGGCCGCTAACGAGTTGCTCAGAAAAATTGTGTTCGGTGCGGGATGACTCCCCGCGTGAATGCATCTAAGCAGATGCCGTACTATTTGTCAATTACTTTTCTTCGACTAACGCCCAAACATCGCCTTGATCTGCTGCAATCGAATTTCACGCGATGCTAGTTTTGCAGGCGTTCGACTTCCTGCAAATGGCTGATTTAGCGTCTCACCTTCTGGCTTGCCGCCATACATCGCTTTTGCGAACGATGGTGCATCGACGATGATGTCACCGACTTCGGTAGCGAAGCCAGCCGCGACCGCTTCCTGTGCTGTGTACCACGTTTCCGCATCCAGAATCGCAACCATCTTCTTGCGGTCTTTTTTTGTCTTGTCCGTGTATGCGTCAATGATTGAATCTCGGTATTTGTCGAGAACGTCCGCCGTCTTTCGCAACTCAGCGGCACTGCCAATTGCCATCGTCCAAGGATTGTGAACCATCATCATCGCATTTTTTGCCATAACGACACGTTCGCCCGCCATTGCGATGTAACTGGCTATGGAATACGCCGACGAATCGACAACTACGTCCACGCCGCCTTGATGCCGCTTCAGTGCGTTGTAAATTGCTCGCCCCTCGTCAACGCTTCCGCCGGGAGATGAAATGCGAAGCGTGACCTTGCGACCTGACATTTTGGCGAGGTCCGGCAACACAGTGGCGGCGTCAATCATTCCCCACATAGAGGAACCAATGGCGTCATACAGAAAGATTTCGCCGGTTTCTTGATCAGCTTGGTACATGCTTCGCCACCTTTTCGACTAAGGAGTCATGAACAAAAATAGAATTGACTCGCGTCGTCCCGAGTCGCGTGTAATTGCACTTCGATGCCATTCGGCGCAATGTTTCAGAGTTATCCTGTATTGTAAAGCCGTCCATAAGCTTTTCGCCGCGCAGCCAACTAGGGACAGGCTCGTCGCTTATTGCTGTATCATTTGCATGCATTTTGTCGAAGTGCTCAACTATTAAAATGTAAGGAGTGCGGTCAGAAAGCACCTCGTCCATGATAACGCTATCGTCTCCATCCACGTCAATTACTACAACCAGCGGAAAGTTTTGTATCGCATGGCCGTTCATGCCAAAGCCTAAAAACATTCCGCGATTTTCTGCAAGCGGATAACGCTGCCTTAACATTGAAAGTGATGCTTCGTCCGCCTCAAACAAAACGCACGGCAGTCCGTATTGATAAAATGGATCTATTGTTAAAGGCAGCGTTTCGCCGTTTCCCGCCCCGATTTCGACGCACTGGCCCGGCTTGTTAATTACGTTTGCCAACGCAACCAAAATTCCCTGTTCACCGAACTGCCAGCCGCCTGCCTTTTCCGTGAGCCACTCAAACTCCGGCCGATCGGCCACAAATCCTTCAGTCATACTGTCGCTCCAAGTATGTAATCAGCCAAATCCTCAACACGTTCGCCCCACGATGCTGTAAGTTCTCCAACCGCGTCAGGCAGTGCCTTGGCTGCCGTCTTGCTCATTACCTCAATTAACGCATCCTGCGAAATTCTGCAATGCTCTGCAGCTGCATACGGCGTTCCTCCGAGTTGTTCACACACATCACCCAGCGTGTGCTGCCATTTCGCGTAAAACTTTTCAACCGACTGGACCGGCGTTTTTGTTTTGACCGCTGCCGCGACTCGCTGTTGCTCAATCGCCAGCAGTGGACGCAAACGTGATATGACTGCCATCCGCTGAACGGCTTCCGTCTCTGGATCGTCCTCCGGTTCTGGATCTTCTGGAACGTCTTCAGGTTCCTCGGCCGGGGTGTCGACCGTAATCGCCGGATTTTTGTATTCGTCGCCACCGTCGTAGGGATTCATTTCAAGTTTTTCGCGTGCCTCGTTTGGGCTCATTACAGTTGCGGCGATCAGTTTTGTCAGGTACTCCGCCTGTTTTAGTGGGTCCATTCGCATCAGGGCATTGGTGTTGAACTTGAAGTAATGCGTTTCGCTGGTCAACTGGCGTTCTGTCAACAGCGAACGATTGCACGCCGCCTCGATGTGTACCAGCCAGCGATTCAGGCAGTTCGTCAGGTATGCCAAGTGCTTTTCTGCGAGACTGTTGTAGGACACGCTGGAGTCGTCGCCTAGAATCTCTTCCAAGCAAAACCACATTGCCGCCTCTTGCCGTTGAAACAGGCGTTGCTCGATCCACTGCGAATCCTTGCCGCTCATCGACACCATGTTGGCTTTAATGCCCTCTCGAAGCATCGCAGTTTTGCCGGTATTCTCTGCTCCGTCGTGAGCTTCGCGAAACATGGACAAAAACTTCTTCGCTTCTTCCTCGTTGCGAAACATTCCGCCTGGAGCCTCGAGAATCAGAGACCCGCTAAATCCTTTCTTTGCCAAATTTCTGACCTGATCTTCGGCCGACAGCCCAGCATCGAGACTGTTGCTCATGACCGCAGAGGCATTCAGGCCGGCAAGCCCGTTAAAACTCAGCCCATGCACAAAAAACACGTCCTCATCCGGAAACCATACCGTTTGACTGTCTGACGTGACGCCAAGTTTTTTTGCTAATGGCTCATGCTGGCAAAGAACGGTTCCGTGCCATCGCCTGCCCTCGTACCATTCCGAGCTGGACCTGTCCGGCAGCAGTGGCCAAAGAGCGACAGGCCGCCCTCCTTCACGTTCTACGACGCATCGCCAGTTCCCATACAGCAGCAGGCTTGGAGCACCAAACATTTTCCACTCTGGAGCCGTCTGGTAGTCGTTTGGCCGCGTGTGAACAATCTTGTGACCGGGATGCGATCGCTCAATACTGCTGCCGCGTTCGAGTCTGCGGTGACAGTTAATAGGCAGTTGCGAAAAGTGCCCGGCGATCTTGTTGACAGCATACCACACCGGGGCGTATTCGATCGCGCGACGTGGAGTCAGCTTAGCACTGCCAAATTCTGGCGAAGTGCCGAACAAAGCGCCCAAACCTGAGCCAATTCGTGTCAAAAACCGTCGAAACAGTTCCATATTTCGGCCTTCAAACGATGAATAGTGAACCTGTCGGACGCGATGGAGCCAACATAGCCAATCTAATGCCCATCACCAAAGCCACGGCAGCGTCTATCTTCTCGCTCGAATTCCGCTTATCTGGCATCATTTTACCTTGTGCGTTGCTGGTTGTCATCATGTTTAGAGCACACCAACGCAGGATGTTGTCAGACTTTTCTGGCACAAATCTATTTTCTCTAATGGCTGCTGATAGTTCCTGCATTGGCTCGTGGAACTGAAAGCAGTTCTGAGGCATTTTCACCACGTCTAACCCGGCCTGTGATAGCTCATCTCCCAGCTGTGCGGCGTTGTACGGATCGTATGCAACAGCTCGCACCCCGAGTTCGTCTGCTACTTGTAGAAAGTCGTCTCGCAACGCCGCGACCACATACCGAGACACAGTGAGTTCGCCTCGGGCAATCCATCCGGCCCACGGTTGCTTTTTCAAATCACGTTTCGTTTCATCGACGATGAAAGACCGCGTAAACGCCTCGTACCGCCAAATAGTTTTTCCTTCCTCGTCTTCATCAATAGGAAATCGAGCCACAACAGCAAACGATGCCAAGTCATCACGGCCGCCGAGGTCAATCCCTGCCGTGATCGCGTCTGCATGTCGCCACGATGACAATGTGTCGGCCATGTCGTCCCAATCTGCAGGCGAAATAAATCGCTCGTAGGCCGACACTTTGCGATTGCAGTGATAGCGGGTGAATCGATTTAGTTCGACTGGTGATGTTTTCGCCTTGGCCGCTGCTTCTCGCAAAAACTCAAGCCCGATCGAAACGCCAAGATTCGGATTCGCCTTCGGCCATAGGCTTTCATCAAGCGGATCATCTTGTTCGTCAAGTTCAAAAATATAGGCAAAGTATGACTCGTCTTTGAAATCGCCGCGAGCTATTGCTGTCGCGTAGTCGTAATCCTCCTGCCAGAGCTGACTGGTGTCGTCTCCGGCCGTTGTGAAGTCAATAATAAGCGGCTGCGAGCGATTGCCAGAACCCGTCATCATCGTGTCATAGAATTTGCGATGATGCTCCCGCCAAGCGTGCTTTTCGTCCATCAGCACCATGTGCGGATTCAATCCATCAAATGGTTTGTCGCTGCCGACGCAATGAATATAGCCCTTGTTGTGGCTAAACGTGATTTGCTTATTAATTGGCGTTGAAAGCGCCTTGACGTGATCGGATTGAGCCCGCATTCGCTCAATTTCCGCGTACATCACCTTCTGTGCCTGTTCTTTTTTTGTCGCACAGAGAACGATTTCAGCTACGTCTTCAGGTCGTCCGGTGAATGGATTTACGTCTGCCATGCCGCCATCGATCGCGATGCCGGACCCTAGCGTGGATTTTCCATTTTTTCGCGCCATTGTCCAAAACACGCGGCGAAATCGCCTTGTTCTGTCTTCGCACCGCTTCCATCCGAAGATGTTCCAAATACCAAACAGTTGCCACGGTTCGAGATTAAACGGCAGCCCTGAGCTTTTCCCGATCGAATGCTTTAGCACCTCGGGAAAAAAATCACAATGAGCCGAAGCCACATCGAGCGAAAAGTAATACGGAAACTCCGGGCTGTTCTGTCGCTCCAAATCATCGACGTACCGCTGGACGGCTGCGCGATGCGAAACACACGACACAATGCGACCGCTCAGCACGTCTTTGACGTACTTGTCAACAGATTTGTGCGTGTCGCTTTTCCTCTTCATCCTCTTCCCATTCGTGCCATAATCTTTGCAAACGGATCTTCCTTCTTATCGTCAAGTTTCAAGCTTGTCAGCTTTTGTCGACTGGCTGGAGTCAAACCTAATTCCGGCAGCAGCTTATTGAGTTGCTCGCGAAACTTATTCATTTCTGACACGTAAGCGTTTCGCGTGATTGTTCTGTTGCCGTCTTTGTCGAACCCTTCAATGGCAAGTCCCGTGTCTGCAACCTTCTCTCTCGCTTCCATCCATTTCGCATAGGTCGTGCAGTATGCAACAAGCACCTCCCGCGTGTCGGATGACAGAACGCCATAGTTGCCAAGGTCGGTAATTAACTCGCTCCACTTTTGTCCCTCAATATCGCCAAACCAATCCGGCATGTCGGGCGATTGCCCATCCGCCTTTGGTGCCTGCTTGTTTTGACGTTTCGGATTTTTACGAAATGCCCCCGTTGCGTGCTTGACTTCTGCTGCCAGCGGTTTTCGCCCTCTAACCATTGCTCAAAACCTCAATTTTGTGGACATTCGCGTGTGGGTTACAGGGATATCGACGACCGCCAACCTTGGACATTTTGACCACCCCCCGGCCTGTCATGCCCCACTACGCCTTGCTTGCTCAATTGCTCTGTGACACGGCACGCAAAGCGACATGAGATTGTTCCATTCAAGTCGTAGCCAGGGAGCCTCCGCTATTGGAACAATGTGATGCACCTCGCTTGCTTCTGTAGCAATGCCTCGTTTTTTGCATTGTTCGCACAAGGGATTTTCCATTCTGAACCGCACACTCAACCGTTTCCAAGCTCCATCATACCCCGCCTCTGTAGTCTTCACTGATGCGACTTGCTTGCCACGTCCGCATCGCTCGCACTCTTTGCCCTTAGCATTCAGCACAGCACCACATGGGCATAATTTCAACTTCATGCGTCCACCTGTGGTGCCCTCACCACACTGCACACGCCTTGGAGGTACATGGTTTTTGGTGCTGACGCATCACGAATAGCAAACCTCAATGTCCGCTCGCTGGCTGTGACTGTCGATGGATATGCAAACGTCACCACATTGCTGCTTGTGCCACTGATAGTAATGTCAGCGGCCTGCACAACAGCCACATCTGCACCGCTCATCGTTTCAAAAATAATGTTTAGTGTCTTACCACTCAGGTTTACTGCAGTCGTGCCATCAGACTGGTAAACGGTGATTGCTTGGCTAATTGTTTCGCCGATAACTGGCAACAATGTCACCCCTGCGGAACGATTGGCAACGATTCCAGTGGCCGGCAGCACTGTAACGACTGACGTACCACTCGGCCCAAGTTCAAGCATGTTTGCCGTGAACTGAAAAACAGGGCCATCAGCGACGAGGCCACTATCGACTTTGTCAAGTATTGTCTTTGCCGCTGCTAACGCTGCTGCTGTGGCTGGTGCGTAATCGGGCTGCGTTGCATCCAGTTTGACACGAGTAGCGGAGTCCAGTTCCGCTAGGCGCTCTGATCGTGATTGCACGACCTCATTATCTGTTCCCGCCAGCGTCACATAACGGTTAATCGGCTGGCCGCTGATGACTGCCCGGAGTCGATACGTTCCTGCAGCGATCACTGACGCCTCGTCGAAAACAGCAGCGTAAAGCCCACTATCGGCGGTCACCTCGTTGACACTATCGGCAGTCGCTACAAGCGTATCGTCCGCGATATTTCGCAGTGTCGCGGATGACAGACTGGCCCCATAGTCGAAGGTGTGAATTTGTGCTGTTTGCGTCGTCATCGACTATGACTCCAGAATCTGAACAGAACCAAGAGCTTGTGCGACGGCAGCTTGGGCTTGACTCTGTGCCAACGCTGCTGCTGTTTTCGAAGCGTACGACGCGACAACCTCAGTCATAAACTGACGGCATCGATATGACAAATTGCGGTATCCGCTAACCGGCTCGCCATCGACCTCATGTATTCCGTAAGCATCCGCGAACGCCGCGACAAGAGCGTCTACGATCGGTGTACCATCCGGCATTAAGCCGAGGACTGCGGCTGCATTATCAACGACATAACCACCGACACCTTGAGCATCACAGCCTCGCGTGATTGTAATTGTGATCTTGTCCATCAGTTCGGTACCCTCAAAACTTTGTATCCTGTACCACCCGAATCAGACGCACCAATTGAGACACGCTGCAATGTGCCTTTTGCACAGTCCAATAAGAGCATAGGAGTCTCACCAGATGTTGTGTTTCCATCGCACTGGAGCACGTCGCGCAATGTTTGCACCGTCGTGCCCGACGTGGTAACTGTCGTCGTGGCAAGTGCAATAATCGCTGGCGTGGCATTGCCTGACGACGCACCAGCAGCCACTGTCAGTTTCGACCCACCGATGTTTGTGCCATTTCCTGATGTGGCTTGTATGTTTTGGGCAACTGGCGTTGCCGAAAACGCTCTACCGATTCGCAACGCTCGTCCAGATCCGACAGTAATTTCGAGGTCGTCGAAAGCATTGATTTCAGGGCTGTACCGAGTTCCTCCTGGATAAGAGGTGCTTCTTGCAATCCAGTAGCCATTGCCATCATGCAGAAAAAAACCGTCGCTGTAGGCATTTCCTGAAAAACGTGCGGCAGTGAAGGAGCTTGCGACCGCCGCGCCAGATGAAGTTACCCTCGCTAAAATTGTACCACTGCTGTTTTGCCACTCTGTGAGATTGCCGCTCTGAGATGCTGCCCCTTTAACACACAGCGGAATTGTTGCTGCTGCCTGCGATGTGATCGCGACATGAGTTCCGGTCCCTGCGTAAACCACAGCCGTCATGCCACCAAAAGCCCCGGCATTGTTGTACTGTACCTGACCGCTGGAACCCGCTGCGGAGGCTGCCACTGTGATATCACCAGACCCGAGCAGCGAAGTACTGTTAATGGTCTTAATGTTCGTGCCGGAAACTAAGGTGGCTTGCTTTCCATCAATTGCTGTCTGCAGGCCGGTTACGTCTGCAATTGCGTGCGTGTGAACACTCGCCGCATAGCTGCCGATCGGCTGATACGTTGCTGCGATTTCCGATGATGACAGCAGGCTCAGCAGCGTGCGAACAGCAACAGCATCAGCAGCGGTCAGGACGTTTCGCCCGATCGTTGTCGCGTCGTAAATTGCTGATGATGGTACTGGATCACCCACGTTTAACCCCCAAAAAACAATAGCAGCGGATCAACGATCCGATCTTCAAAACGTCAACGCTGCTTGTTTTCCATCTGGCACATCATCAGTGCCATTGCCCTGTCTTGCAGCACTGCAAGGGCATTGTCCACATTCACAGCTGCCGCATCCAACGCATCTATCTGTAGCTGACAAGGATTTGAACCGTCGCTGACCAACAGACTGCCATTTGATTTCTGTGCCAGCTGGCGTCGTGATTTTGTGATCCGTTGAATTAACCACAGTACCAATTTGATTCGCCAATGCTGCATGTGTCGGTTCCTTTTCAATCTTCACTGGAAGCTGTATCAGCCCCGTTCTCTGAAGCAGTTCCACAACGTTGTTCAGCCCAAAAATCGACAACGCCATGATGATGAAACCGGCTGCAATTTTTGGGTGTCGTTGAACCATTCGAATAGTCCCGAGCACAAATCTGTCCTCATCGGTTTGCGTCGTCACCGTCTTGATTTCCGTCGTCATTGCTTCCAGCCTCTTAGTGATTTCACCGTAGTTTTCCATTGCCTGCGTGAATGCTGCCGCCGTCCCATTTTTTAGAGGCTCCCAAGTACACAGGCAACATTCGATCGGACCACTGAGCGGATATCTCATAACCGTTAACTGCCCCCATTCAGGCTTCGCACCCTTGGGAACATACTGCTTTTTGACTGCATAACTTGGATTGTACGCGTCCAGATTTTTCGCCTCATCAACATCAGCTTCGAGGTTCTTATCCGGGACACTGATCTGCATCCACGTCAACTGTCGCAACTCATTTAGCGTGTACTGTGACCATTCACAGAACGCCGCATTCGCCCACAAAATCCGACCGTCCAAAGTGCTGACCAACTTCATCGCCGGGCAGTGTTTGACCCACGTTCGGAGCTGTTCCTCTTTGGCTTCGTCGATCCACATCACCACCATTCCCTGTTGTCAGTCTTGTTGTGTTATTGCCTTTGGATCACCATGAACGTAATCCCACAGCCAGCCAGCAACCTGAATTGCCAAACGATACTGAGGAAACAAAATCGACAGGGCCATTCCAAGAGCCCCGACGATCATTCTGATTGCTTCGTCTCGTGATTTCGGCGGGCTGTTCGACTCAAGAATTTCAAGGCCCGTTGCAACCGTCTCACTGATTTGCCGCCGCTTGTGTCGCTGTGCTCGTGATTCCTTCAGCACGCCGGCTGCCAACGGAGCAACGCCGAACTCCCGCCAAGCGTTAGCCTCGATTGAGTATGCGTCGCGTTGCGTGAATGCTGCTGTCACTCTTCGAACTCCACTCTAACACTTGCCCACGGCCACAACTCAAACTCGATTCGGTCTCTGTACTGTCTAACTTCTCTCAACCTCGAATCCGGCCCAGGCGTTGACACCTTAACTGGATTTGGAAACACCCAAAGAACGTAATCATCTTTGCGGACAGCGACCGGAAGGGCAGGATTGTCGAGTCGAATACTTCGTCCGCCCAAAGAAACTGACCCGCTGTGGAAGAGATCGAACAGAAGTGCGTTGACTGGTGATTGCACTCGTTCGGTTATTCGGAAAGATACCGCCTGTTACTGGCTGACCTCCATTCGTGGCTGTGCCGTCATGAATTGCCGCATGAAGGTCCGCCATCTCCTGATGCGTCATACCGTTTGTGTTTATGCCGTGATCCTGTCCGAGATGTGCTGACGTTTCCAGAATCGTCGGATTCCAATTGCCTTCAATGTTCCACCGCAGGACCGTCCCGTCTGATGCAATGCGAGAAGAAGTCCCCGGCGTAGCGACTTTGAGAGGATCGGGTGTAGTGTTCGCCTTTGCCGGGGACTCAGGGGCAGACTGGATCACTTCCTTTCCGTTAGGTTTAGAACTGACGACAGACGCTTCCAGTGTGTCAATCTGGCTTTTGATCGCAGCCAGTGCGGTTGTGTTCGATTCGACTGCCTTCAGAATCTCATCCGATTTGGTTTCGACTGTCTTGGATGCTGTCAGCAATGCAGACAGCTCCGCAGCACGGGCTGACACCTGCGGCGATGGCATTTCCGCCGCTCCGCAGCCGATCGCAAACAACAGGCAAAAGCCAGCCAGCATCAGATCGCGAATGGTCGATGGGATGTGACCAAGCGGCACTCCACGACCAAACCACCTTGCGACGTTCATGCAATCCCACGCTGACACGGTCCACGTTGCCACGACTTCTACGCCGCCGTGATTCGGAGCGTCATCTTTGATTGTATTCATCACGCCACCCCCTTGCTTGGGCTGAAGTATCCACCGCCACTGACGACGCGATTGTGATAACGCTCGACCGGCTTATCAGGCATCAGCAAATAGCCGCCAAACGGTGCAAACTGATTGCGTTGATACGCTTCGTAATTTGCCCGAGGCATCAACTTAAATCCGTTGCCGTGCGAGTTCCAGACGACCAGATACCAAATGCCGCTCAGCTCAATCGCCGCAATGATTTCCACTGCATGACCGCCGCCGCTGTTTGCATTCTTCGACCAGCAAGAGTATTTGTTTTGCAACTTTACGAACGAAGGAGCCCAATAGACTCCGATGTGCCCTGTGCCACCGGCCGACAATGCAATCAACATCTGATCCCACGGAGGCATCGGGCCGTGCTCAGCGACGTAACTATCCTCAATCGTCAGCCCCTTGGCTCGCTCAACAAAACGACTGGCTTTGGTTTCGTAGGTGCCGTACTTCCATTCGGACTCAAGACATAGTCCAGGCTTTACTCCGATGTCTGGAATGCCTTTTGTCAGCAGCTTCACGCCGGACTGCATTGATGTTCCAGAATCACGGCCAACGTCGTTCGGGCTGCTCACATACTCGCTAGCGTTATATGCGTAGGTATCCGAGAACTGAACCATTTTTCCAACACAATAGCGATGCCTCGCCTCAGTCCCGTTTGCAGTCGCGTTGCCCTGGCAGTCGTTTTGCGTCTGCCGCTGGTCTCTCATTTCTGCCAGCAAAATCGCGGAATGTGCCCGCAATCGTTCTTCCCATTCGGCGTAATCCTCCGCACGCGGGGCAGACACTTTTGCAGTGACTTCCAGTTCTTTCCACTCGGCTGCTGTCGGGATTTTCAAAGCGTGTGTCATCGCACGTACCTCTCAATCCAAGCGGCTTCTTTCTCTGCCGTCCATTGCTCGCCACCAAATGCCGCCGCTTCCTGAGTCAGCAGTTTCGCCCACTCCGCCTCAAATGCCGGAAGCCAGCGTGATTGCATCCATGCGACCGATGCCGCTTCGCTGGTGATTTCGCCCGCGCGGAGTGCTTTGGCTCGCTCTCCGGACAGTTTGCGGAACGTGGCTTCCTGTGCGTCAAACACTGCGGAAACCGCATCGGATGGCGACGGCCCCGGAGCACCCTTGCCGCCATACAGCAGCAAAAGCCCGCCAATCAATCCGCTGGCAATCAGTGCAAGAGGCAGCTTCACGGCTTTGCCTCCAGTTCTGCAATACGCAATTTGCGGGCGTCGTCTCTTGTTGCACCGCCAAGAATTGCTTTGAGCTTTGTTTCTGCTGACGCTGCTCCCATCGCTTCGCAAATGTCTACAGCCCAATCGACCGCACCAGCTGGGGCAGGCTCATCGGCAGGACGTGGCGTTTCCTCGCCTGATCTGACCGGGCGGAATTTCTTCCAGCCTGCAATCGCAGCCCAGATGGCTCCACCAATGCCGGAGCCACCAATCAGAATTGAGCCGATAACCTGCTGCCAGTCGATGGAAATCACTTCGCAGCCTTTCCGAAATCGGCAAGACCCTGCGAAACGACATAAGCCGCGATTGCCCCAATGATCTGCGTGACGGCTTCCTCTGGCAGTTGCAGGCCAATCTTATTCGTGGCCACGATCAAAACGCCCGCCATTGTCGCGATGGCTTTTTTGCTTGTCAGGATTTCCCCAATCAGCTTTAGCACAGCTCACCCCACGACGGAACGCGACCCGCGCACGCTGAGGCGGGTGGTCAGTAGGGTTTTTGGTTAAATGCCAAGAGGTGCCCTGATCTTACCAGGGTTCTGGCCGCTGTCAATGCCTTCGCGACTATCGGAGTTCCGAACCGATGTTTATTTGCCCGACAGAGATGACAGCCAATTTAGAATTCGCGTGGCAAATAGCCTTACGCTTTCACGGATCGGATATGACGCAACGTCCAATTCAGCGAAAAGCCTGACGTAGGTGCCCTCTGAGCGTTTAAGCACTTCTTCGTCCGACAAATGTTCTGCCTCCGGAATGCGGAGTCTCAGTGATTCAATTAAACGCATTTAAAATTTCTTTCCGCGCCTATCGGACGTGCTGACCGCTGCTCATGCTGTCGCTATTAAAGACAACGGCCATAAATTTGAATAACGCACTGGCGTGTTGAGCTTTATTTCAATGCCAGAGAATTCCGAGTCCGCTGTTATTCGTTTCGACGTTGCTGCATTTTTTTAGCCAACAGGCAAATACTGGCGGCATTGTCGACAATTGCATTTCTGATCTCACCGCGCCCATCGTCCTGTGCCAGTTTCGCTACGAACTCACAGAAGGCCGCTACCGCCAAGATGCAGAGTATTGCGGCGATTCCCCCCGCAGTGAACTGAAAACCGTTTATGAACTGATCCATGCTTTCTCCTGACTACCGGTATGGTTATCCGCTGTTGTTTTGTAAACGATTGAGAGGGAATTGAACCCTCTGGCTTGCTGGTCGACCAGCATTGCCAGCTTCGTGATAGATTTCCGCCTATCCTTCTCCGCTGCGTTTCACCGTCAA